CTGGCCCTCCTTGAGGCTTGCGCCTCGACGGGCGCGGCTAACGAGCTTTGTCGTCCAGCTCGCGATTGGACTTGCGTTTGAGACCAGTTTCGGCAACGTGCTGCTTGATCCGGTCTCGGTATGCTTTAAACTTAGCCTCGGCCAGGGCTTTGGCCTTGTCGTCCACAGCGACCGAACGACGGCGGTCCCACATGCGAGCTTGACGCTCTAGGTATCGCTGCTTCTCGACGTCCTTGTACGTGACGCCTTTGGTGTCCGGCTTGACAGCAGGGGTGGTGAACCCGGGCTGATAAGCCGAAACGCTGTGTCGGCAGTTGGGGTGAAACAGCCCCTTGGACTTGGCTTCGTCCAGACTGCCCGCCACCTGCACCGTGACTCCGCCGACCGTGACCGTGTGCTTGCCTTCGGGGCCCTTGGTGGTTAGGATCTTGCCTTCCCACGGTTTGCACAACGGGCATTCGTAGGGAGCGTTGGACACGATCACCAGGTTAACCCCGGCTTGCTGCAGCCGTTCGACGTGCGAGTCGGTCATGAGCGTGGCGGTCTCGGTGCGTACAGCCATCTCGACGTACGAGGCCAATTCCCAGTTGCGCCCACGCTTGTCGACAAATCCGGTGATGCCGGAGTTGGCGAACTTGTTGAGCGCGGATTGAGCCGCCTGCAGCCGAGTGGACGTACCAGCGTCGACCTGGATCGATACTTCCTTGATCACACGCTGGTACTGGTTGGCCGTCTGGGCAGCCATCGCATCGTGCACGGCGTCGAGCTTCTTGTGCACAGTGTCGAGCTGCTTGGTGGTGGCTTCCGTGCGTGCGGACGGCAGGCTGCGGGCTTTGTCGCCCAAGTCTTCGTCTGCGGCCTCGGAACCCCGCTTAACGGCCTCGTCAGCGGCTTTCTTGGCTGCCTTGCGGGTGCGGTCGCGGAACCCCAGAACGAAACTGACAACGTTCCGGCGGAACACGTTGGGGGCGGAATCACCAGTGAACGCCGAGACCAGACGACCGAGCAGCCCACGCTCAGCCTCGACATGCATTTGGGTGAGTTCAGCCGCCAGGTCTTCGGCGTCGTCGGGTGAGATCGGCATTTAGCCTCCTCACACGGCCGGAGCGACGTCCGGTTCGGCCAGGGCCACAGGCTCCTCGGTGGGAGTGAGGTCGAGAGGGGCCGGACCCAGATCGTCCACCAGGACCGCGCCACCCGCCGCGATGGCGTCGATTTCCTCGTTCACCTGGTCGTCGTCCCACTGGGGGTGGACCATGCGGATCTTGGTGCGAGTCGAGACGGCCGTGGCCATGTCGAGCATCTGCACCGTCTGCGCGGTGGTGAGTTCGTCGACCTGAACGCCGTCCGGGAAGGTGATGTTCGGGAGTTGAGGCGTGACGCGCCAAGCTTGGCCACGTACACTTCGAGTGCGGCCTTGAGGATGCGACCGACCGGCGGCTTGTTGTAGCCGATCTTGCGATCCCGGGTGGTGTACGAGCGCTTTTCCTTGGCCTGAATCTCAGTGGCCGTGGCAGCGCCTGAACCGGGGTCAGCCTCGCCGAACGTCTGTGCGCTGTAACCCGCACCCCGGACAGCCTGCGCTGCCAGTGCCCGAGCCGACGACAGGTGTTCGTCAACGCGGATCTGAAACTGGACGATCTGGAGGTCGACGCCGGAATCGTCAGGCAGAGCCTTGACGGGAGTGAAGAACTCGCGCTCGGGGTTGAACCGGGCGCCCTTACCGACTCCCTGGCTTTCAAGGTAGACGTCCGGGACGATGACGCGGCCCTTGCCGAGGCGAATATCTCGCATCAGGCTGGACCACGTCTCGTCAAGAGCGTCCATGGTCTGTTCGACGCCGGAATAATCCGACCGTCCGAGGTTCGACCCGCGCATGCAGCGGTTGGGCAGCATGTTGGGGATGTACTCGGCGGTGAGCCACTGAGCGCCCGTGTCGACGCGGCCTGTTTCGGAGTCGACCAGGAGGTCGTACGGCGCAGTGTCCGGGTGCTCGGTGAGCTGCATCCGGAAGCCGATCGAATCATCGGTGCCCTTGTACAGAGCGTGGTACACGCAACCGGGTTCGTGGCGTTCGAGGTGACGCCAGACGACGCCGGATTCGTTAGCCAGTTCGCGCCAGAAGGTGACGGCGACCACGCGGCCGGAACGCCACTCCGGCACGGCCGAGTCAGGAGGGATGGCGTCGAAGATCGGCAGGTCAGAAACCGCCGCGTCCCAGGTAACTCGCAGGTACCAGCCGCCCAGGGCCGAACCCACCTCGGTGCCTTCGAGCAGAACCGGGATGAGCCCGCCCTCGACCATGGCGTCGAGAGCCGCTTGGGTGTCAGGGTCGTCTATGACACTGAACTCGGGCGGCTCGCCGTACAGCAGGTCGGCAGCCGTCGAGCTTATGTCACCCGCGAGCGGAATGTGCATCTTGGTGTGGCGGATCTCGCCCGGCTGCGGCGGGTTGCCCCAGAAATAACGGGCCAGACGGTCCATGAGGTTGCCGTCTGTGGTGATGCCGGACCCCTTGGGGTCGATCAGCCCGCCCAGTCCGTTCGTGACCTGGTAGACGTCGTGCAGCTCGTCCGGGTCGCCACTGTACCAGGCGCCCCAGATCTTGTACTGCTTGAGTGCGTGCACGCAATCCTTGGGGGGCCAGGTAACGTCTTGGTCCGGCAGAGGCACTACGCCACCCCCTCCGTTGTGTGTCGCCTACGGCAACCTATTGACAATTTAACGTTCACGCGGCCAGCACCGGTTCCCGGAGTGACGTGGACCACACGGCGCGGGTAGTGTTGACGACGTAACGGCCTGCGTCGAGCGAGTGGTCGTCGACCTTAATGGGGGCGTCTGAGCCGCCCTCGGCCTTGGTTGAGTCCCAGGAATAACCGGGCATTTCCTGAATGAGACCCTTGCACGACTCGTGGACCTTGAGCCGGTCGGTGGTGAGAAGGGAGCTGAACGACCGGATACCCGACATGACGTCGTTGTCCGCGAGGCGAGCGGCAATGCCGTCTTCGTACATCTGAATGCGGAACGAAGCGGCTGAGGGGTCGATAACCCACCAGTCGGGGCGGATGCCCTTAAGTTTGGTGTCGGGTAGTGGGTGAGCAGCGGCCCAGTCGCGGACGCGCTTGGAATATTCGACGTCCGTGAGTTGCCGCTTTTGCAGGGTAGAGTCCCAGCGCCATTCGTTGGCGAGGTACAGACGGCGGTCGGCGCCCAGCCCGAGTGATAGAGCAGCAAACGGGTTGGTTGTGCCGTAGTCGATGCCAACGCCGACCCATTTGATGATTTGCGGCAGACGCTTGACGACGTGAACCGAGTCGTCCCACATTTCGTAAACGGCGCCCTCGGATTGCACCCAGTCACCGAGGATAAACCGCTTGTACCACAGGCCAACGTATTCCGACTTGAGGTCGGAGACGTATTCGGGGTCTAGTGACGGGTTGTCATCGAGCCCGAACTTCCAGTGGCTGAGGTTGAGTTCGTCCTGTCGGTTGATGAACTCCTTCTTGAGCCAGTGCGCGGGGTTGTCCGGGTTGGTGGTGGCGAACATTCGCGCGCCCTTGACGGACATGCGGCCGAGCAGCTGGCGGAAGAAGTCACGCGGGATGAGCGACGCCTCGTCAACGTAGGACAGGCTGACCGTAGCGCCTCGGATCTTGCCCTCGGCCAGCCGGTCATTGGCGCCCACCAGGTGGACGATCCGGCCGAAAATGACGGCGTTCTTGGCGCCCGGAGTCCACGAGATGGAATCCTTGACAGGACCGAACAGGGTGTGTTCGGTCAGGGGCTCCATGATGTTACGGCCAATGGTGTCCAGGGTGCGACCGACGATGACGATCAGGCCGTTTGAGGGCGCCGTGGCCACGGCCATCAGGAACGCGATGATCGAGGCAATGGTCTTGCCGGAACGAATCGAGCCGTGCCAAATGTTGATTCGGGACTCGGATTCGACAATCGACTTGATCTGCTTGCGGCCCAGAATCTGGAGCATTTGGCCCACGGCGTCAGCCATCGGACCGCACCACCTCGCCCCGAATGACGTTGACCGTTGCGGCCTCGTCGGCGGGGTGTTCGGGACCGAACTGGCCGTTGGCCTCTCGGGACTCCAACTCGTCGTTCACGCGGGTCAAGCCCTCGAGCAGGTCGCCCATAAGCGACTTGGCCGATTCGTCCTGGTTGGTGTCGCTGTCCAGGGTTTCGAGCTTGGCGTAACCGGAGAGCGCAACGCCGATCGCCGCGTAACAGTTGCGGACCTCGGAGAGTGGCGGGAGTTCCTCGGTGATGGTGTAAGGGCCGTCCTTGCCCGCCACCACCTTGGTGTATTCGGACCAGGCTCGACGCCTCAACTTGTCGATGTCATCAAGCAGGTCGCTCTTAAGCTGCGCGCGACGCTCCTTGACCCCGGCCATGAACACCTTGGAGGCGATCGACAGCTCAGGCGGCTGGGCCGACCCCAGACCGCGTTCTCGGGCGATGCGCGAGGCAGTGGCCTGAGCGATGCCGTACTTGGCGGCAGCGGCCTTGCGGGACATGCCCGCGACGAGGTCGTCCCCGATTTGACGTCGGACGTCGTCGGGAATCTTACTTGCGGGTGAGTTGTTCACCGGCAGGCTCCGTATTCTTCAACGGGGGAGCGCTGCCGGGTCCATCGTCTGTGCGGGGATTAAGCTCGTTGAGGTCGTAGTGTGTCACGAGTCGGGAGCCAGTCCGGACGGGGTGACGGGAGATTCGACCTTCGGATGCCCAACGCCAGATGGTGCCCTTTGGACGTCCAGTCCAAACAGCGGCTACGTCAGCCG